TATTGATGCCGCGCAAGAATGGGAAATCGTTGCTGGCTGCAGGTATTGCGCTCTACTCGTTGTTTCAGGAGATCGGTGCAGAGGTTGCAATCGTTGCTGGCGATCGTGCTCAGGCGCGGATTATCTTCCGCGAATGCTCGCGGATGGTTGAGCTCGATCCGATCCTGAGTCGGAAGTTGCACGTGCTACGCGATGTGATCGAATACCCTGAAACTGGTTCCGTGCTGCGCGTGCTCTCATCGGATGCGTCGCGAGCTGAGGGATTCAACTTCTCCACCGTGCTGTTTGACGAGATCCACGTCCAGCCGAATGATCGGCTCTGGTCAACCGTGAACCTTGGTAGCGGTGCTCGCAGGAATCCGCTCGTGCTCGGAATCAGCACGGCTGGAACGAAAACGGATAGCAGCGGTCAAGATTCTCTGTGCTACAAACTCTGGCAATATGGGCAACGGCTCAAGAGCGGCGAGCAGCAGGACGATGCCTTCTACTTCCGGAGCTTTAGCGCGCCAGAAGATCTTGCGTGGGATTCTCCAGAAGCTGCGCGAGCAGCGAACCCAGCCTATGGGGATTTCCTAGACCCTGAGGATTTCACGGCTGCAGCTCGATCGATTCCCCGCCACGAGTACGAAACGAAGCGGCTCTGTCGGTGGGTTTATAGTGCCGATCCGTTCGTGCCAGCAGGTACTTGGGATGCGTGCGCTGATCCGGAGCTCTCGCTGGCAATCGATCAGGAGATCGTGCTTGGATTCGACGGATCGTTCTCGTCAGACTCAACCGCGATCGTCGGTGTCCGGATCAGCGACAAAGCAGTATTTGTGCTCGGACATTGGGAGCGTGCGCTCGACGGCGACCTCTCGTGGCGGGTTCCGATCGAAGAAGTAGAGGCTCGGATGGTTGAGCTATGCAGCACCTACGCCGTGCGCGAACTGGTCTGTGATCCGTTTCGTTGGCAGCGATCGATGGAGGTCTGGCTCCAGCAAGGTTTGCCAGTCGTTGAGTTTCCCCAAACGCCTTCACGAATGGTTCCGGCAACGGCTGGGGTGTACGATGCAGTCGTCAATGGGAACCTCAAGCATACTGGTGATCCACGGCTGGCGCGACACGTCGCGAATGCTGCGCCATACTACTCGCGTGCGGGTCTGATGGTTCGTAAGGAAACGAAGAACAGCCTCAAGCGGATCGACTTGCTAGCTGCAACGATTATGGCGCACAGCCGTGCGTGTACACTAGCAACTGCGCCAGCAGCTAAGGCTGCACCGAAGGTTGAGTACATTGAACTATAGGAGTCTGAATGGGAATCATTGATCGTATTCTTGGTCGCAATACTGAGGAGCGTGTGATCGGCGGGGGCTGGGCATACGACTGGTTCAAGGACGGCACGAACAAAGCGGCTGGCGTTGCAATCAATCAGGACAACGCGACTGCAATCGGCTCGGTCTACGCAGCTATCAAGCTCTACGCCGACACCGTAGCGTCGCTCCCGTGGGGAGCCTACGTCCGCGATTCCGGAACGCGACGACCAGTTCAGCGACCACGCTGGATGGATCAGCCGATGCCAAACAATCCCAACTTCACTGGATTCGATATGCGTCACCGCATCGTGACTAGTTTGCTGCTCGACGGAAATGCCTTCCTGTTCACGATTCGAGATAACGTCGGCAATGTTCTCGAGATTCGCGTGCTCGATCCACGGAAAGTAGAAGTAACGCAGCTTCCGGACGGGTCGCCAATCTACAAGATCACGACGCGAGAGGGCACGAGCACGCACGGGGCAGACGATATCGTGCACATCACTCTGTTCTCCTACGGAGAATCCCTGCGGGGGCTCTCACCTGTCGAGCATCATCGAACGACGCTCGGACTAGCTTCAGCCACGCAGCTCTACGCCGCAAAGTTCTACGAGCAGGGCGCGGCTCCGTCCGGAATCATTCGGGTTCCGGGGGAGCTGACTCAAGATCAGGCGCAGTCGCTGCGCGCATCATTCGGGCGCAGCCACGAAGGTATCGATCGAATGCACCGCGTAGCTGTTCTCAGCGGCGGTGCTGATTTCTCATCAATGAGTGCGAAGATCTCCGATATGCAGCTAGTAGAAACGATGGCGTGGGGAACCGAAGCTGTCGCACGAATCTACGGTGTGCCCCTGCATCTGTTGCAGTACCCCGGAGGCAACTCATCCTACGCGTCGCTCGAAGTCGTATCAGCTGAATGGCTGCGACTAGGACTCGGACCGATGATCGCACGCATTGAGGCTGGACTGCAGCGACTGATCGTTGGCAACACTACGTTTGTCAAGTTCAATGCCGACGCACTGCTGCGCCCAATGACTAAGGAGCGATACGATTCGTATGCTGTAGCTGTGAACAATGGCTGGCTCTCAATCAATGAGATTCGTCAGCTCGAAGATCGTGCGCCGATCGGCGAAGCTGGCGACGTTTATCGTCAGCCACTGAATATCGGAACAGCCGGACAGGAGCCGCAGCCTTGAGCTACTACATTGTTGATCTAGACGGCACACTAGTTCTTGACAACGAGCAGCCGAATCAACCGCTGATTGATCACCTGAACAAAGAGGTGATGTCAGGCGATGCACAGATCATCATCGTATCCGCACGACTGCAGGATCGCCTTGAGGAAACTCGCGCGTGGCTGCAAGAGCACGGCGTGGCGGGAGTTGATGCAGTGCACCTGAACGACTTCACCGATAAGTCCGGACCGAACGTCGGACTAGAGTTCAAGCGTTACAAGTATGGGCTCCTGATCGAGCAGTACGGACTGGACGAGATTGAGGAGGTTATCGATAACGATGCAGACGTTCGCGCTATGGCGGAGAGCTTAGGTCTCAAGGCGTGTACCCCTGATGAGGCGATCTCCGATGACGATGAGCAGCGCGCGACCTATGCAGTTCCGGACTACGTTCAGGCTGCAGCACGCAAGGGGCTCGAATGGCACGAGCAGGGATTGTCTGGCGATGGGCTGCAGCCGCGCACGGTGCGCGAAGCTCGCGAGCTCACCGAGAATCGCATCACGTCTGACAAACTAGTTCGACTAGCTGCGTGGATTCGTCGTCATCGACAAGACTGGGAAGGCGTGCCGCAGAATAGCAATCCGGACGACAAGGATTTCCCGCAAGCTGGAGCCGTTGCTGGATTCCTCTGGGGTGTGGACACGACAAACAAGGATGGAGCTGATCGCGTACTATCGTGGGCAGACAAACTGAATGCAGCCGAGCAGACAGAGAGGTTCGATATGAAGGAAACTGAGTCGCGTTCCGTGCCGATCGGCGAGTTCCGACTTGCTGATCAGGACGGACAGAAGGTATTCAGCGGATATGCAGCACTCTATGGTGCGCCGTCTGCTGGTTTGCCGTTCACCGAAGTAATCAGCAAAGGCGCGTTCAAGCGCACGCTGTCGCGTGTTGCAAACTCCGAGCGCGTTGTCAAGTTTCTCCACGGGCACGACGAGAGCCGAATGTTGGCATCAACCGCGAGCGGTCGCCTGACGCTGACTGAGGACGAAATCGGACTGCGCGTTGAGGCGAAGCTTGACCCTGCCGATCCGGACGCAGCTGCTGTAATCAGTAAGCTCACGCACGAAGCTGCAGCGATGGGGATGTCGTTTGGGTTCACCGTTCCAAAGGGCGGCGATGCGTGGAGCAACGAACAGCGGACCCTGAACGAAGTCAATCTATTTGAAGTCTCGATCTTGTCTGGACATCAGCCAGCCTACCCAGCCACGCTGGGATTGTCTGCAGTCCGGAAACTTGCAGAGTCGCGAATCGGCATCGACGCCGAGCGGCTCCTGAATACGCTCGAAACCGTCAAGGCTGGTAAGAGCCTGAACGACGATGAGGTTGAAGTGATCGATGCTGTGCGTTCGGCTCTCGCGCCGAAGCCAGCCGCGATCGATCCAACCATCGCGTCCGCAAGGCTGCTACTCGCTGCGATGGAAGGCGAGAACCTTTAGGGCACGAAGCTCCGCCCCGCCACCCGTTGTAGGTGCGCCCGCGGAATGCACTCCCCCCGAACGGTCGGAAAATAAAAAACCAAACCGATATAGAAAGTAGGTAATCAAATGGCAGACATCAAGAAGTTGGCTGAGAAGCGTGCATCGCTGCTCACCGAAGCGTCGGCACTCGTTGCTGAAACCGCCGACAAGGGCGAGTCCCTTGCCGGAGAGGCTCAGGCACGATTTGACGCACTTACCAATGAGGCTCAGGCAATCGCGTCGGCAATCAAGTCCGAGCGTGATGCGTCTGAGGCTCGATCGGCTGCGGACGCTGCTCGTGCAGAGTTTGCTACCGCTATGGCTCCTAAGGTCGAAGATAACGACGACGCTGCAGAGCTGCGCCGACTCGCCCGTGAGGGTGGAGAGCGCAACTTTGAAGTGCGCGATGTAACGAAGAGCACGGGTCTGGGTAATCCAGTCTCTGTTGCTGCACTCGTGAATGTCGTCGCTGGTCAGGTAAACCCATTCCTGAATCCGGAAGTCGTAGACATCATCCGCGCCAGCACGGGCAACAACATTCTGCTCCCACGCGTCACTGCGCTTGGAACTGCAGCTGCTGTAGCAGAGGCTGGGGCAATCGGCGAGAGCGACGGCACGTTGTCGAACCTCTCACTGACACCTGCGAAGTACGCGACCCTGCTCCAGATCACCTCAGAGTTGGTGACTGACGCAGCGTTCGACATCACGGGTTTCGTTGCTGAGAAGGCTGGTCAGGAAGTCGCAATCGCGCACGGCGCAGTTGCTGGTCCTGCAGTCGCTGCAGCTGCAACGGTTGGCAAGCAGGGCGCAGCAGTTGCGCCAGTCTACGCCGACCTTGTGGACTTGATCTATTCGGTCAAGCAGCAGTATCGTCGTGCCGTCAAGCGTGGGTTCATTATGAACGACGCGACGATGGGCGGCGTAATGAAGTTGCTCGATTCCCAGAATCGACCGATCTTCATTCCGGGCGATCTCACGCGTCCTGACACGATCCTTGGATTCCCTGTCTACAGCGGACCGCTGGTGGATACGGGTGATGAGGCTCTGTCAATCGTGTTCGGTGATCTCGGAGCAATCAAAACCGTACTCGTCGGTGGCGTAGACATCGCGTCGAGCACTGACTTCGCATTCGCCAATGGGCTGATCACGTATCGCATTCAGGTGCGCGGCGTGACTGGTCTCATTGAGGCGAGCGCAGTAAAGTCCTTCAAGGGCGCGAACGTCTAGTCTGAACTAGAAGTTCGGTAAGTTGTCGGGGGTGGGGCTACGGCTCCACCCCCGCAACTGCAAGGAGAGTTGATGCTTGTCCGGATGCTGCAGCGAGTCGCGGGATCACGAGATGGAACTCCGTGGGCTCCACGCGGGGGCGTGATGGATCTCCCTAAGGACGAAGCTCTCGCATTGATCGCACACGCGTATGCTGTGCCGCTCGCGCCAGCAACGGATACACTTCGAGAGGAAACTTCGCTCGATCAGAAACTAGAACGAGCGATCACAACGAAACGAAAGGCGGCACGCAATGGCTGATGTTGAGAGCGTACAGATTACCTGCACGACGGCTGCGACGCTGCTCGTGACTGCTGACACAGACGGCTGCCGCGTATACATTCACCATTCAGGCGCAGGATCTATCTGGCTGGGCGGTGCTGATGTGACCACAGCAAATGGATTGAATCTTGAAAACACAGATGGATTTATTGATTTTGTCCTGCCGCCCAATGCGAAGCTCTACGCTCGTGCTAACTCCGGAACTGAAACAGTACAGATCCTGAAGGTAGGTAACTAGTAATGAGCTACGCCACACTAGCTGAGTTCAAGTCCGCAATCGGGATCACCGATAGCACCGACGATACCGCGCTGCAGTCCGTGCTCGACGCAACTGATCAGCTAATCAACAACTATGTTGATACGAAGGTCGGGTTTGGGATCACGGCTAGCCAGACGCGTTACTACACCACTGAAGATCTCAAGTATGTCCTGACCGATCCGATCGTTACCGTCACGACCTTGCAGACTGACGACGATGAGGACGGAACCTACGAAACTACTTGGTCAGCCTCCGAGTATATTCTGGCTCCTAAGAATGCGGCACTTGACGGTCGTCCGTACACGGAGATCGATACGAACATTCAGGACACGCGCCTATTCCCTCTCGGCTACTTAGGCGTGAAGGTCGTCGGCACCTTCGGATTCCCCTCCGTACCTTCAGCCGTGAAACAAGCTGCACTGATTCAGGCTGGCGCGGTCTGGAGCAGCCGGACTGCTCCGTTCGGCGTGATCGGCTCGGCTGATCTCGGCGGTGTGATGCGAATGAGTCGAGCTCTGCATCCTGAGGCGCAGGTTCTGCTCGAGCCATATCGACTGCGCGGCGGTATCTCAGCCTGATGGACGATCTCACGATTCATCAGGCGGTAGCAGCTCGGCTCCTAGCAGCTACGCAGCCTACGGGCTATCAGCTCCGAGCAGCGCACGCAACCCCGCCAGACAATCTCGCGGTGGTTCCTGCGGCAGTCTGCATCCCTTCCGGAGATACGATCACCTACGGCGCGGGAGGTGCTCGATCCACAGTGCTCTCCGTCAGCGTTGTGATCTATCTCAACGAGCAAGCTGATATGGCGCGCAAGTATGCTGATCTCCTAACGTGGCGTGCGTGGCTGCGCGGGGTATTCGATGGGCAGGTGCAGCTGAACACAGCGGGGGTCGCTCAGGCGATCGTCGTTTCTACTACAATCGGAACTGATACTTGGGCAGACACCGTGTTCCTCACGATCACGGCTGACTTGCAAGTGAGCGTACTCGAAGGGGTGAATGTAAGTGCCTGATACGTTGCGAACTCTGAAAGTCAAGGTCGTGCAGCCACGTCCGGACAACAACCCGTATCTCCCAGCATCGGACGATGTAGTAGACTTGGACGCTGCAGTCGCGTTGTCACTCGCTGCATCAGGACTCGTTGAGATCGTGCAGCCTAAGCCAAACAAGATTGATAAGGAGAACGAATAGTTATGCCAACGCTTGGAGCTAAGTCATTCACGAAGGTCGTCGTCAAGAGCGAAGCTGCCTACGGCACGCCAGCTACATTTAACGATGCAAGCGGCGAGCTTCTGCATACGGATATCGTTGGCATCATCGACGCTGGCGTTGTAGTAGACCTAGCTGAGGACAAGAGCGTCGGCATTCGCCCACGCCGCGTCGCTGCATCGGCAACGATCACAGCAAAGGCTCCAGTCGTCACAATCGGTGAAGCTCCAGCATCGCTGCGAACGCTTCCGATCTTGTTCGATTCGCTCGCGACGATTACCGCATCGGGTGCTGGTCCATACACGTGGGCGTATGCTCCGAGCCAGACCGA